CAGCTCGCCGCTGAGTTGAAAAAAGCCACCGATTCTGTGAAAGATTTAGGTGAAGAACTTAAAGGCAAAATGGCGAACGGTGAAAAAGGCCTTGATGACTTGAAAGGTCGTGTCGATGAAGCCTTAACCACATTAAACGATACAAAAACTCGTTTAGATGACGTTGAGCAAAAATTAGCGCGTCGTGGTGCCGGTGCAACGACTGAAAAATCCATTGCTGAACAGCTTATGGAAACCGAGCAGTTTAAATCGTACGCACAAGACCCACGCGCGAACAAATCTGCGAAATTAATGGTTAAAGCGACCATTACTAGCGCGACAGCCGATGCCGTAGGTTCCGCCGGTGCGTTAGTTGTTGAACATCGCGTGCCTGGTGTGGTCGCTACGCCGGAGCGTAAATTAACTATTCGTGATTTGTTGATGCAAGGTACCACCGATAGCAATGCCATTACTTATGTTCGTGAAAAATTATTTACGAATAATGCGGCGGCGCAAGCGTCCGAGGGTGCGAAAAAAGCACAATCCGACATCCAGTTTGAAGAAATCACAACCGGCGTTAAAACTTTGGCGCACTTTGTTAAAGCGTCTCGCCAAATCTTGGACGACGCGGCAATGTTGCAGAGCTATATCAATGGTCGCTTAACTTACGGCTTGAAATTGGTTGAAGACAAACAGCTGCTTAGCGGTGATGGTGCTTCTGGTGGTTTGACCGGCATTATGAATGTCGCGCAAGCGTTCGCGGATCCGGCGAAACTCGCAGCATACACCATTATCGACCAATTACGCTTGGCGCAGTTGCAAGTTATCCTTGCCGAATATCCGTCTAACGGCTTCGTGTTGAACCCTATCGACTGGGCGAAAATCGAGTTAGAAAAAGATGGTATGGGTCGCAATATCATCGGTAATCCGCAAAGTTTGGCGCAGCCTACCCTGTGGGGTATTCCGGTGGTACAAACTCAAGCAATGGCGGCGGGTAGTTTCTTGACCGGTGCATTTGATTTGGGCGCGCAAATTTTTGACCGCCAACAATCAGGTATTGCGGTATCAACCGAAAACGAAGACGACTTTGTGAAAAACTTAGTCACCGTCCTTTGCGAAGAACGTTTGGCGTTAGCAATCTATCGCCCTGAAGCATTCGTGAAAGGTACGTTGGCGGCGAAAACCAAATAATCCATAGCCCCGTTTCCGGGGCTTTCTTTCGGAAACTATTATGCTAATCGATCTCGAACTTATCAAACAGCATTGCCGCCTTGATCACGATGATGAAGACGAGTTGCTGACTTTGTACGAAGCTGCCGCGAAAGAGTACATCGAAAGCCAGTTAGACCGCACTTTATACGTGGACAGCGTGCCGGAAGATGTCTCAAATGGTTTAATCATTAATTCGGCAATCAAACAAGCCATGCTGATGACAATCGCGCATTGGTATGAACATCGGGAAAGTGTCGCAGTCGGTGTAACCACGAAAGAAATTGAAGAGGGTGTTTGGCGATTGATCCAACCTTACCGAATTATGGGAGTGTAAATGGAAATCGGAAAATTGCGCCACCGCGTAACGCTACAAAAGCAAATCAACGCCCAAAACGATTACGGCGCAACGGTCACGAAATGGCGTGATGTTGCGACCGTGTGGGCGGAAATCAAGCCGCTATCGGGGCGAGAATATTTCTCAGCTCAACAAGTGCAATCCGAAGTGACGACGCAAATTTGGTTACGTTATCGTGATGACGTCAAACCGACAATGCGCGTCAATCACAACGGCAAACACTATGAAATCTTATCTGTTCTCAACACAAACGGGCGGAATACATCATTACAGCTGATGTGTAAGGAAAATCCGAATGAGTAGCGTAACAGTAAAAGTAACAGGCTTGAAAGAGTTAGGGCAAGCGATGAATGCTTTGGGTAGGAAAGCAAAAAATCGCATTGCCGTGAAAGCTATGCGGCGCGGTGGCGCGATTATTCGTGATCGCGCAAGAGCAAACGCCCCAGTATTAAGTCAGCCGTCGCCGTATCGGAAGCCCGGCACTTTGCGTAAAGCGATTTCGTCGCGCACGAAGATCGACAAAAACGGCAGAGTAAATACTTATGTTTGGGTGAAAGGGCTGAAAACGAAACAGGTCCTCAAATTCAAGGATAAAACAGGGAAAGGCGGTGCATATAACCCGCGCGACCCGTTTTACTGGCGATTTGTGGAGTTCGGCACGTCAAAAATGCCGGCAAAACCCTTTATGCGCCCCGCCTTTGAGCAATCAAAGCAACAGGCGGCACAAACCATAATTAACACGTTACGCGATGAAATTATAGCGGAGGCGGGAAAATGACATGATTCAACAACAAATTTATAGCGCCCTGAAGCCATTGGTTTCTGGGCGTTGTTTTTATGGCGTCATACCGGACACTAACAAAGACTATCCGGTCATCGTTTACCAGTTTCCGAACATCTCACCCAATTCCGCGCTTGAAGACGGCGATTTAGATGATTTTCAAGTACAAATCGACGTTTACAGCAGAAATCCTGACGACATTTTCAGCCTACGCAAGCAAATTTTTACCGCACTTTCGGGGGCGTTTGAGTTTGCCGAGCGCGTGAGCGATCACAGTGATTACGAGCAGGAAACGAAGTTACATCGACGCGTTATTAATTATCAAATTGCTTATGGAGAATAAACTATGGCAACACAAACAACCCCGTTTCAGGGGACGAAATTTTATATCGGTGTCGGATTAGCTACGGAAAAACCGATTACCGCCTGCACGGTAACGCCAACCGCGACAATCACCGCAACCGGTCACGGCGCAAAAGCTGGTGATTTTGTCAAAATTACCGGTCTTGGTTCGCTTGACGGTTATTTCCCGGTTAAATCCGTTGCAACCGACGTAATTACTTTTGCCGATGAAGTGGATTGGACATCACAAGATAAGCCAACAGACTTCAGCGCGGCAAAAGTGGCGGTGGTTAAATGGTCCTCCAATTTCTGTGCGATCAAGCAGATTGAGGGCGACGGTGACACGCTCACGGAAGAAGACATCACAACAATGTGTAGTGAGGGTACTGAAACTGAAGCGGGCGAAATTGAGTACGGATCAGTAAAACTCACTTTCTTCTACGCGCCGGGAACCGCAATGCAGGCGGATTTACGCAAAAAATTCTTTGCCAAGGAAACATTCCCTTACATGATGATTTTGCGTAATCAGCAAGGCTCGCTTTACGGCACCGGCTTTATTCAAACTTCGCCTAATTACTCCGGTGAGACTAAAGGCAAGTTTGAATCAGGCGTCACAATCAAAAAAGCAAAACGCGATTACCATTTACCGGTAGCCGCTTAATAAACGCGACCGCGCTGTAAAAAGTGCGGTCATTTTTTTTATCTCAAATCAAGGAATATCACAATGAATCTACGCGAACAGCTTTTAGCGAACAAACCAAGAGTAAAAAAATGCGTTATTAACGGAACCGATTGTTATGTGCGCGAATTTAACATTGGCGAAACAAATAAAGCGATCTACGGGCAGCAACAAATCTTATTCAAAATCGCGGAAGAACAGGGTGTTGAATTAGATTTCAGCGATGAAGAAAAATTATCCAAGCAGTTATCAAAAATCCACGACCCTTATCAAATCGCACGCACTTTCGCTACACGAATTTGTGACGAAAACGGAAATAATTTATTCGATCCGGACAATATCGAAGACTTAGAGCAAATCTCCAAATTGGATAAAGCCGTATTTGAAGATTTCAGTAAAGCGATTGTTGAATTTGAAGCAAAAAACTCACCGAGCGTCGAAGATTCCAAATAGTTTTATCTTTGGCGCTGGGGAAAACATTATCTGAAATTGAGCTGATGCCGGAAAAACATTTTATGGAGTATCAGTTGTTTTATCGTGATCAGCCTTTCGGACTTTGGCGCGAGGATTACCGCACAGCACAAATCGCACACATATTGGCTATGGTCAACAGCGTTCCGAATAAGAAGCCGCCTGAAATTGTCGATTTTATGCCGTTTTATAAAGATAAAGCGGCGCAAGCCGAGGATGATGAAGATGACGGTTCGGAAAGATATTTAGCCAATCGATAGACCCAGTTTAACCACTGGGTTTTTTGTTGCCTAAAATTTATAAAGGAAAACATCATGCAATTAGCAAACCCAGAAAATTTCAAACAATTTATTCAAATTAAAGATCACAAAACCGTAACGACATCCGAAACAGTAGCGAAAGTGTTTGGTAAACAGCACAAGCATGTGTTAGATAAAATTCGCGCTATTTTGAGCGAGTTGCCTGATGAATTTACAAAGCCGAATTTTGGGCTTTGCTTTAAAAACAATAAATTACAAAACGGTAAACCACAACCATACTTTGAATTAACCAAAGACGCCTTTGTGTTTCTCGTAATGGGATTTACGGGAACAAAAGCAAATTTGTTTAAACTTTCGTATATTCAAGCATTCAATCAAATGCAAGAACTATTAGAAAAAGAGGGATTTAGTTTAATTCAGCAATATCATCAACTATGTGGTGAACACAAAGCCGAGAAACAATTTGCCAGTTTATGCGGTCAAGGTTTAAATCAATGGAAAGGCAAAAAGCCGGTATTAGAAGCCACGCTGCGTATTATTGAAGATAAAATTCAAATTGAACTACCTTTGGTGGCTGACGGAAATTTATTAAGATAATTGTGATCTAATTCACGGAGATCTACAAAAAAGTTGGGTAAAATTTATCGAACTTTTTAACCTATGGAGATCTAAAATGAACGAAGAAGAAATTTCAGTTGAAACTAAAGAAGTGGTGAATGGCTCAAGTTTGCTTTTAACTTTATTGGGCTTTATTTTCTATATAGGATCTTTTTCAAATATTGGATATGGGCTTTCAAAAATTTTTAAGTATAAAAATTATGGTGATAACCTATCATCTTTGAATGTGAATGCTTATGTGGGAGGCGATGCATATAACTACATTATTAACGGAACATATGCTACGACTTACTGTGTGATTGGTGTTGTGTCAGCTATTATTGGTAGCACATGTTTTATTGTTAATGCTATTAATAAATCTAGAGCGAATTAATTGGGCAAAAGTCCAAATTAGTTATTAGCCAATAAAATACTAAAAGCCTCTTGACTACAAAGGGGCTTTTTTATTAGTATATTTTCCAAGGTGTCAGAACCTTAGAAACAGGCGGCAAGTCCGCTCCCGACAGCATAGCGGTTTTTTTATGCGTAAAATTTGTGATCTCGTTTAGTTTTATTGCCATTAAGACTTAACACGCATAAATCCAATTTCATCTATGCCGAGAGGGCGGAGAATACAACACCCGAAAGGGGAATAATCCCAGCTAACCTGTTTTAGCTTCTGAACCTCTTGGCACCCTTAAAATAAGGGTATCTAATTTCAGAAAAAATAAACAGGAGACAAATTATGTCTAATCAAACCCAACTCTCTACATTCAGCTTTGAATCAAATTCTATCCGCACTTTAGCCATTGATAATGAACCTTGGTTTGTTGCTAAAGATCTTTGCGACACCTTAGGCATTAAAAACCCAAGTCAAGCCTTGGAAAATCTAGATGAAGATGAGCGGTCTATGTTTAACATAGGTCGGTCAAAAGTACATGGTGGAGGCGGTGAAGTTAACATCATCAGCGAAAGCGGAATGTACACTTTGATCTTACGTTGCCGTGATGCAGTTAAAAAAGGATCTGTTCCACACCGTTTTAGAAAATGGGTAACAGCAGAAGTTTTGCCAGCAATCCGTAAAACAGGCAAATATGAATTAAAAACTACAGTAGATGATCGTACCGGCTTACGCAATGCCGTGAATATGTTAGTGAGCAAGAAAGGCTTAATTTATTCTGACGCTTACCATTTAATCCACCAACGCTTTAACGTGGAATCGATAGAAGATCTAACTTTTGAGCAATTACCTCAAGCGGTAGAGTATGTACACAAGATTGCGTTAGAGGGCGAATTGATCGCGCCGCCGAGAGACACATCGCAAATGGTAAAAATTCCTCACGCCGGTCGCTGGTTGGTTATCACCAGCGAATATGACGAAAACCGCACCGTCGTTAAGAACATTGACGGCAAAAGCTGTGTTGACGCACGCCTAAACCGCAAGTTAATAAGCGAAACGCACTTAATGGCAGATATGCTGCTTGAACTGGCGCACAGAATGCGAATTGTGGACGGCGAATGCAACCCAAACATATTCGATACGCCAATCCTACAAAGTAAGCGTAAAACCATTATCTAAAACACCACAAAATCCGACCGCACTTTTACCGGTGCGGTATTGAATAAAGCTCAGTAGTTTTGTACATTATTAGTATGAACAAAGGAGGAACTATGGGAACAATCTTTATTTGGATTATGAAAATGATCGCTATATTTGTAGTCGCTCCGATTTTGGCGCTTTATGTTCTTGGTTCTATCCTATCAGACGGTTTTGCGTGGGGCGGTTTCCGATATATCGCAATCATCGTTGCCGTATCTGTTGTTTTTGGGTTGATTGAATGGTTTAAACCGAGTAATTCGTAATTAGTTTTATATTTTTAGAAAAGCACTCTTCGGAGTGCTTTTTTTATGGGGTTTATTTATGGCTGGCACATTGGGATCGCTGAATATTCAGCTAACGTTAGATCAAGTCAATTTTCAAAATTCATTATCAAAGGCACAGCAACGCGCGCAGACATTTTCGGCTAAAACCAAGGGTTATTTGGAAAACATCGATTCGGCGATGACTGCGCTTAACAACTCCAGCAAATTAACTAATTTTTTATTATTTAAAGATTCTCTGACGAGTTCAATTAAGGCATTTATTCAGTATGCTGACGCAAACACAGAATTAACCAATCGATTAAAACTATCAACAAATGGTAATGCTCAACTTGCTTTGGCGACACAGACTGTTTTTGATATCTCCCTGCGAACTAATCAGGCTGTAAGTGCGACGTCGCTTGTTTATCAAAAATTTGCGCAAAATGCCGAAAAGTTAAAACTAAGCCAAGCTGATGTAGCCGCGTTAACTGAAACCGTAACAAAATCCGTTGCTATGTCGGGTTCCAGTGCCGCGCAAGCCGAGGCAGGGTTAGTCCAATTTGGGCAAGCGTTGGCAACAGGAACGTTAAAAGGGCAAGATCTTAATTCGGTAATACAACAAATCCCCGGACTTGCGGACTCAATCGCGAAAGGTTTGGGCGTTACGACCGGCGAACTTAAACAAATGGGCGCCGCCGGCAAACTGGATATTCCGCAGGTTGTTGAAGCATTAAAAAAGGTCAAGGCGCAGGTCGATGATGATTTTGCTAATCGCATTAAGTCGGTTTCCGGCGCGATGACCAATTTTGAAACGTCATTTATCCAAATGATCGGGCGGATTGATAGTGCCACCGGAGCCACTACTGGTATAGCGAATAGCATAGAGTTCTTGGCGGCAAATTTGGAAGATGCCATTAAAATGGCGACATTATTTGCCGGTGCTTTGGCAATAGGGCATCTTGGTAAGTATTCTAAAGAGCTGGTAGAAACCGGTATCGAGAGCGCGAAAAACACATTGTCGCACTACAACGAAGCGAAAGCCCTCTATGCTAAAGCCACTGCCCTACGGGTAGCAGCTCAAACAGAAATGGCTTCTTTGGCTGCACAGTTACAGGTCGCCCAATCTGAGAAAACGCGATTTGCGTTGCGCGAACAGATGAAAGCGCAGGCAGCACAAATTATTGCGCTGACGAAAGCGGAAGCGACAGCAAAACAAAATTTAGCAACGGCAAACAGACTTGCCAGTGCAGCCGCAGCGGGTTTAAAAGGCGTTATGGGGCTGCTTGGCGGTCCTGCCGGTGCGGTGACTATTGCCGCCAGCGCATTGTTATATTTCCACTCACAAGCAGAAGAAGCGCGCAGAAAAGCGATTGATACCGCCTCTGCCAATGAGCAACTGAAAGAAAGTTATGAGGGGTTAAGCGAAGCCGTACTGACTACCAAGATTTTTGAGCAAATCGAAGCGATGAAAGAGCAAGAAGAGCAGCTCAAAAAATTGGGTTCTGCGATGATCTCGACCGAGTTTAGTCATCGTCGCGGCGGTTGGTTTGCTTCAACTTTGCAGGAAGTAGAAGAAGCGTCGGCAAAATACAAAAGCGGCTTGGAAGTTGCGTCGGCTAAAAGTCAGGCATTTGATAACCAACTACGCGCACTTGTACAGTCCATGCTGAATAATGGCAAGTCGTTAGATGATATTCACAAAAAATTATCTGTATTTAATGTTGGCGCAGAAAAAGCCGGTCAAATTATCGCCGATGTAAAAAATGGCATTGATAAAAATAAGGATAGCACTAATCAGGCTACGGCTGTCGTTATCGATCTCACGAAAGCTCAAAGCGAGCTGACTAAAAAATCAGATGATTTACGCGCCAAGTTGGAAGTCCTTGAGCTGAAAAATAAAGGTCATGCCAAAGCGTCTTATGTGCTTGCCGGTCTTTATGAAGTTCTTGGCGTGAAAGGTGCCGAATATTCTAAAGTATTGAATGCTATTGCCAATGGTGACGTAGCGGCAGCACAGGCAGCCGCAACTGCGATCAACTTATCCGCCGAACAATTACAAACCATGCTAGACATGGG